TCAAGACATTTTTTTGAAAATTTTTTAAGCGCCAGATTTAGCCAAAAAAAGGCAAAAAAGCAACGGCAGCAAAAAAAAAAAAAGCAACAAAAAAAAGCCGGAAGGAGAGAACCTGAATGATTCCAGCACCGGAAAACTTAAGCAAAGAGGCGCAGATCGAATGGATCCGAATAACGACCCAGCTCGAACGCCACGGAATCGCGGACACGGACGAGATCACGCTCGCGCAGTATTGCGAGGCGGTTTCGATCTACAAGACCGCGCAGGCAACGTGGAGTAAGTACCAATCAGTAGTAACAACAAATAAGCAGGCGCAGGCCATTCTTGATAAGACGATCGCCACGATGGACCGCCAGACGCAAATCATCAGCCGCTTAGGTGCCCAGATGCACCTGGACAGACTCTGGCAACCTATCGCACAGTTATCCACGCCAAAGCCAAAGTGCATCGACGAACCATCCGCACCAAAGACCCAGACTTACATAGATAAGATAGAACCTCGCATCAACGAGATCGCCGACTGGTCCCGGAACGGCGTCACCTACGCCGACATCGCCAAACGTCTCGGTGTCGGAGCTACAACCGTCAAGCGCTACAAGAAGATTTATCCCCCGCTTGAAGACGCCCTAAAATCGCGTGAGGAAGCCGACGCAGTCGTCGAGTCGAGCCTTTATCGACGCGCAACCGGCTACGACGTCACCGAAAAGCAGGAAATATTCGATTACGACCAGAAAGGCCGACTCCGAAAGACCGGAGAAAAGACCTTCGTCAGGCACATCGTCGCCGACACGACCGCAAGCCTCGCGTGGCTGAACAACCGCAGACCGGATCAGTGGCGCAATAACCGACAGACCGCACAAGGCCCAGACGCAGAGTCGTACGAGGTCGCACTGCTGCGCATCACGCAAGGCACGGCGGCACAACAACCGACGCAGGACGCAACGACCGACACAGAGCCGGCGCAAGACACCGAACGCGAGCCGGAACACACAGCCTAAACAAAAAGGTAAAACGACCGGGCCATGTCCAAAGAAAGAAGGGGGACAGGCATTAGAGAAATAGAGAGGTAATATGTCACAGATAGATACCCGTGCGTACATCGAAACGTACTTGCAAATCAGGACGAAAACCGCCGATGTAATCCCGTTTCGGTTCAATCGAGCGCAAGAACGACTTTACGAAATCATCGAACGGCAGAAGAGAGTCGGGCTACCGCAACGCATAATCATACTGAAGGCAAGACAGATGGGATTCAGCACGCTGACAGAAGGGATACAGTTCAAGAAAACGGCGACGTCATTCAACATCAAGAGCGCGATTGTAGCTCACCAAGAGAAATCGACGAAAGCGCTGTTTGACATGTGCAAATTGTATTATGACCGCCTACCGGACGAGATGAAACCGAGCATACGTAAATCTAACGCGTACGAGTTAGTTTTTGACAGCAAATACGGTACTGGACTGAACAGTAACATCGTATGTTACACGGCCGGTGGCAAGGGTATTGGACGTTCAGAAACGATTCATAACCTACACGTATCGGAATACGCATGGTGGCCTGATAACAAAAAGGATATCATTGCTGGCTTGATGCAGGCGGTCCCGAATCATCCAGACACGCTGGTTGTGATTGAATCCACCGCGAACGGATTTGATGACTTCAAAGATAGATGGGAACGTGCGATTGAAGGCAAGAGCGACTTCGTGCCGCTGTTCGTAGCATGGTACGAATCCGACGAATATAGAATGCCGGTACCGCAAGGATTTGAATTGATGCCGGCCGGCGATTACGGAGACGAAATCACGGTGGCACAGTTGTACAACCTCAGTGACGAACAAATGGTATGGCGCAGATGGTGCATTGACAACAACTGCGATGGCGATTTAAATATGTTCCACCAGGAATATCCGTGCAGCCCGGAAGAAGCGTTTATCAGCACCGGATCCAGCGTATTCGACCAAGAAAAAATCATCGAACAGCTGGAGAGAGCGCGAAAACTTCCCAAACCGCGCGTCGGAACCTTTACATACGACGTAACCTACAAAGGCCCGGAAATCATCATCAGCAATATCCAATTTAGAAACGACAAATACGGCATCATTACCATATACGAAGAGCCAAAAGTGAAAACAGACCAGAACGGAAACATTATTGGAACAGCGCCATACGTGATTGGTGGCGATACAGCTGGCGTCGGTAAAGATAGATTTACTGCTAAAGTTATCAATAATATCACCAGGCGCACCGCCGCTAAACTCAAAAAAGTCATGATGGATGAGGACCTCTACGCCGAACAAATCTATTGTCTCGGAAAATATTACCATTACGCCCTCGTCGCCATCGAAACTAACTTCAGTACTGAACCAATCCGACATCTCGAAAGACTCGGATATACCAACCAGTACGAGCGAGAGCGCATGGATACCACCACCAACAAGATTCAGAAAGCCGTCGGTTTTGAAACCAACTCCAGGACCAAACCAGTCATCATTGCTGAACTTGTCAAACTCATGCGCGAGGATCCAACTTTAGAATGCGATATCGATACCCTCAAGGAGATGCTGATATTTATTCGCGACGATCGCGGTCGCTATCACTGCACCGAAGGCAGCGAAAATTACGACGATCACGTCATGGCTACAGCAATCGGCCATTTTGCATCATCGCAACAATCCTCAACATGGCTGGAAATTAAAACCGAATCAACAACCTTTGTCCAGCGAAACTTCAAAGTCAAACCCAAAAAACAAAATTTGAAAGGATGGGCGCCAAGATGGTAATATCAAAAAATAAATTTAACGAACTGTACGAAAAAATCATAGCACTCGAATTGCAAAATGCCTCACTCCAAGAAAATATCGAGAGAATCAACGAACAGTTCGAAAACTTTGCTGAAACAATCGCGAAGAGATTTGTGGAAGTCTCATCAAAAACAGATAAATCTGTCCGAAAAGCGGTCGAGGTCATCGAGAACAATCTACAAAAACAGATCGATGACATTACCAAAGCCTACAACCTGGTGGCAGAACAAGTTACAGCCAATAGAAACCAGATCCAATTCGGTCAGAACATCAAAGGTTCCACCCCTTCAGAGAAAATTATACGCGATTGGCGTCCGGGATGGAAAAAAATAGATAAGAAGGGAACTGAGAGCTGATGGAAAAAGAAAACACGCCAATTGAGGGAAAAGTAACGACATTATGGGAAATGTACAAAAATGGTCTAACATATTTGCAAAGTACTGGCCTTTTTACAGACATCCCCCATTACCACGATTATTACGAAGGTAGACAGTGGCCAGATCCAACAGATGAAACCCAAGATCTGCCAAGACCAGTCGTCAACCTCATCAAAAAAATTGTCGATAATAAAGTGGCCGGCGTCCTCTCGTCGCGTGTCAAACTTAACTTCATATCCGATAACATGGCCGTCCAAACAGAAAAGTTCAACAACTTTGCTGAATACATTCAAAAAGAGATTCGCCAGGAAGAAGCCGACAACAAAGCCGTCAACAATGGTGCCAAATCCGGCGGTTATGCCTACCACTACTATTGGGATAAAGAAGCAAAAGGAAAAAAAGGCACCATCGAAGGTGCCGTCAGAGTCGAAGTCATTGACATTCTGAACATCATCTTCAGCAACCCGAAAGAAACTGACGAGCAGAAGCAAAAGTGGATCATTATTGCATCGCGCGAAGATGTTGAATCCGTCAAAGCTAATGCGGATGACAAAAATATGCAGATTGGATCCGATGAAAACGAAACCGCATACAAAACCGTCGAGCAAGAAGGTACCGACTATGTCACTGTCTTGACTCGTTATTTCCGGAAAAACGGAGAGGTGTTCGTCGAAAAAGGATATCGCGGCGGTATCATCAACGCAGCCAGACCACTGACACCAGACGTAGAAGGTGAATTGAGAAAACTGAAAGAAAAAGACGGAAACAAACTCCCTGTCCAAAAAATTGACGTCGCCAACGATACCACACCTGATCCAGCCAACAAGATACAAAATGACACCGGCGGTCGCAAATGTGAAACATACCCGATCGTCATCGGTCAATGGAATGACCGCAACGAATCCATCGTCGGCATCGGAGAAATCGAAGGACTGATCCCAAACCAAGATGCAATCAACTTCTCCATTGCGCTGCAATTGCTGAACATTCAGAACCAAGCGTGGGGAAAGATTATCACGAAGGATGGCGCACTGCGCGACCAGGAGATCAACAACGTTCCAGGACAACACCTGGTCGACTACTCACTGAGCGGAGAAGGTATTAAAAGACTCCAGGAAGCACCAATGACCGGCGTACCAATGAACATCATTCAAGGACTTATGGATATGACGCGCATGGCAACCAGCGCATCCGAAGTCGTTACCGGCGACATTATGAACGGGAATATGTCAGGAGCAGCGATCGCACAATGGCAATCGCAGGCCCTAAAGCCAATCGAAGCGCTAAAGCGTAGATATTGGAGAGTCAAGGAAAAACAAGGCAGAGTCCTTGAACAGTTCTTTAAGTTTTTCTATAACAGAAAAGAATACTCGTATGAAGACAAACAACCGATCGAAAACTCGCTCAATGGCGCACTGAAAGAATCCATCTTCAAGCAAGACGTCTTCAATGGCAAGGAATACCAGGATACTGAATTCACGATCGCCATCGAAGCCGGAGCAGCAACATCGTTCTCGGAAGCCGGAGATATCAATATGCTCGAATCCTTGCTGAACAAAAACATGATCTCGTTGAGAACATTCATCACCGCCTATCCAAAGAACGCAACATCCATTCGCAAAGAGCTGCTGAAAGCCATCGAAGAAGATGAAAACGGTCAGATCGCCAACATGACAAAACTCATGAGCGAAATGGAAGACGCTATAAACAAAGCACAAGTCGTCATGCAAGAGCAAACCAAGATCATTGAGAGCATCCCGACTATCGTAGCAAAGAACTACGAACTGTCAAAGAAACTCGCGGATATTACAGCAGAATACATCAAAAAGATTGATGCCGCCAACAAAAATATCGATATGGCGGAACAAGTCGCTGCAGGTGCCGTCAATGATGCAAGAACGTTCGCTGAAATGATCGATAACATTGCCAAAGAAAAATCCATTGCCAAAACAAGAGAGGAAGGTCCAGAGCAATAAAAAAAATAATCGTTTATATAATTGTTTTATTAACAACACTCGTAATGATTGGGTGTGATCAGAACGTCGGAAACACGACAGAAGATTCGATTCCGAGTCTTCAAGCACAAATTGCAGAACTTCAAGTACAAATTGATGCACTGCAAGAAGATTACAACCTATTCATTGCACAGTATGCCGATATGTTGGCGGTGATTTGGGAAATGTGGGAAGCAGACAATGAACCTACATCGGAACCATTGATCCTGAATCAAACATACACCGGGCAACTCAACCTGGATACCACCTACTCGCGTTTATTCGAATTTACAGTAACCCAGACGCAAACACTTTACTTCACCGTTATCGTGGATACAGAACTTGATTTGAATTTTCGGACATCCACAGGAGCTCTTATAGATTGGCTCGAATTTCATGAATCTGGGACTCAATTTTATACGTTTGAACCAGGCACATACAAGTTCGAATTGCAAAACTGGTACGACTACGACGAGGTCAAATATTCGTTCTCTGTTTCGGAGTCGTCAGTATAACCGCACCAATAGCGCAAAAATGGAGAAAGAGGTTAAAAACCTTGAACACTGAAGAAATTTTAGCAGCGCAAACAAAGTTCGCCGAACCTGAAGAACAAGGATCGAGAACACCGGATCCGACCGCTGCGAATCCGGACATCACGCAGCAAGACCAGCAGCAAGGCGGAGATGAACAACAGCAAGGCGAAGCCGCCAAGCAGCAGAAACAAACCGATGAGGAAAATGCTCGGTTCGCAAGAGAACGCCGTGAGCGCGAAAGACAAGCCGAACTTGAGCGAGTAAGGAAAGAAACCAAGAAAGAAGCGATCAAGATCGCGACAAAAGGCGTCAACCCTTACACAACAAAGCCTATCGAAACAGACGAGGACGTCGAAGAATTCGAGATCCAGGTGGAACTCGAAAAGGCCGGCAAAGATCCCGTCGCTGATCTTGCAGCAGCATACAAGGACCGAGAAGCCAAACGTATTCAATCAGAGAAAGAGCGCAAAAACATAGAAGAATCTACGAAGAAGGACCTTGCGGACTTCAAGCAGAAACACCCGGATGTAGATGTAGCCAATCTGATGAGCAACCCAGTATTCCGCACATTTACGAAGTACGCACTTGGCAAAGAACCACTCACGTCTTTATATGAGGATTTTCTCAAGCTGTCCCCAAAGCAGGAGAGCAAGCAGGAAACCGAAGAAGACTTGATCAAAAAAGCACAGCAGGTTGCCAACGCCAATGCAACACCAGGCGCGTTAGGAAAACCAGGCGCTCCGACAAAACCGTTCTATACGGTAGACCAAATCAAGAAAATGAGTCAAAAGGAAGTAGACGCGGACTATGATCATGTCATGGCATCCCTTCGCCACCACAAAGTATTCAAATAAACTTACATAGGAAGGAGAAACCATCATGAGTTTCCAAAACTTTATCCCAACAATATGGAACAAACAGATCAATCTTGAACTCGAAAGATTGTGTGTCTTCGCCGAAGACTGCAACAGGCAGTATGAAGGCGACGTCAAAGAACTCGGTGACCAAGTCAAAATCTTGGGTGTAGGCAAGCCCACCATCACGACCATCACTCGCTCGGAAGCCAACAATGATATCGGCGCGGCAGAATCGATAACAGACACATCGATCTTCTTGCAGATCAATCAATTGTCATACTTCCATTACATTATCGGTGACATTGACAAAGCGCAAGCCGTCAAAGGTATTACCGAAGCTATCCAAACAGAAACATCTGAAGAACTCGCAAATACCATCGATCAGTATATTGCGGGTTTCTCAACCACAGCAAAGGGCGCTACCTTGCTCGACGCATCGGCCGTCGAGATCACAGCAACATCTTCGGATGCCGGCTATGTTCTGACCAAGATCGACGAAGCTCTGCAGAAACTGTATGAGAACGACGTCAAGCAAAACACGGATGTCATCCTTACCTGCTCGCCGCGCTTCTACTTCATTCTCAAGCGTGCCTATGTCAATCTCGACACAGATAACCACGCTTTGCTGAAGAATGGATTCGTCGGCCAGTACGGAACCGTCAAGGTCAAGATGAGCAACAATGTTCTGACTGCAAACTCCGGTGCCGAAGACTTGATTCAGGTCAAGACCACAAGAGCCATTGCATTCGTCCATCCGTACACTCATTCTGAAGCGTATCGTCCTGATCTTAAGTTTGCCGACGCGATCAAAGGTTACATCTTGTATGATGCTAAGATCGTACGTCCAAAAGAAATGATTGTCATCAACGCGAAGTACGCGTAATAGGAAGGAGATAGAATTATGAGCGTAGTAACAATTACACCTCTCAATATTTCAGCCCTTGAAACTGGTCTGAATATCACTGCAGCCACAGCCGTCACTGATGGTGAAAACGGCTGCACCATCGCACCAACCAGGAAAAATGAACAACTTTTGATCGAATTGGTTGCCGATGGATCAAACGATACCGACTTCACCTTCGAGCAAGGAGATGGATACGCCGCAACACAGGATAAGCTGATCGCTGTTCCTGCCGGCGAATCGCACTTCGTTCAGGTCGAATTCGGAAGGTTCCTGAACACAACCGGAACCTACAAGGGAAAGATTCACATTACCGTTGCGAACAATGCCGACTCCGCAGTTGCGGAAGATGGTGCATCGGTACGGTGCTTCCAGACCTATTTATAATACAAAAACAAGGAACGTGGAGAGGGTCCTGCCTTCCTCTCCCTTTCCGTTTTTGGAAAGCGAGGATATTTTATGAAATTACAAGATGTCAAAGTAGAAGCATTGAAGATCATGTTTGCAACATACGATACCAACAAAACCGGAGAAGATATCAATGAATTGATCACAGACGACAACCTCGCTCCGCTTTTGTATGCCATGAATGGATCGGTCAACCGGGCCATCGGAAGAATCAAAGCCAAGCGACTTCAAAACATAGGAACACATACATTGACAGATGGAACAGACGACAACTATAGAACAACTTTTGATCTAACTGACATCGCTGATTTTTACGCTGTCGAAAAAGTGATTTATACTGATAGTTATGGAACATACGTCGAGGTTTCTTATATCATCGAAGGAGACAACATCATTGTCGACGACAGAACCAGCGGCGGATCATTCAAATTGATCTATTACAAAAACATCGCGCAATTGGACGACACAGATAATGATTCTGAACTTGACATGGACAATGACGTCGCCGCACTTATACCACTTTATATCAAAAGCGAACTCATGGAAGAACAGCCGCAATTGGCCAGTGAAGCGCGGAACCTGTTCGAGCAGGGCCTTGATAACCTGCACATTAGAAACAATCAAAAGCAAACTAAAATAAAGGCGGTTTATAAACAAAGACGATGGTAGTTAGAGCAAATACAAACCTGGCCACAATACCTATTCAAATACTTAAATTGGACGACTTTCGTGGCGTCGATTTTAGCACGTCACCACTAAAGGCATCCCTCAAAAGAGCCATCAACAGCCAAAACTTGATCTACAGAAACAATATCAATCATAAGCGTTACGGATGGGAGCAAAAAGCGTTCCTTCCGGATGGAGATCAAATTAACGGCATTTACAAATATACAGAATCGGATGGCACGGTAAAATACCTGGTTTACGCAGGAAAAATATTTTATTCCGTACAGCTGACAACAACCGGTATAGGATACACCGTAACGGTATTGGATACAACATATATCGATACAACGATCCTGGAAGATCAACGGATCCAATTTTACAAACAAGGCGACAACGTCTTTATTGTTGGATGTGGTGATTTTTTGATTTTCACCAACGCAAGCGGAACATGGACACTCAAACGCGTCCTGAACGACGATAACACTTACATACCCACAACGACAATATCGCTGGACCCAACAGAAAGCACAGATCCACGAATCCAAGCATCTCTGGAGCGGCCAAACGTAATGACGAAATGGCGAATCAACAAAGGCCGATCTGACGATACATTGTCGACAACGCAGACGTTCACGCTCGACTCGCCAGTAGCGCTCGCACTTGTGGAAATCTTTGAGAACGGAGAATTCGACTCAGACATTGCATTCTGGAGCAAAACATACGGAGATGGAACTATTGGATGGGTAGGCGGAGACGATCCAGGTTTGCTCGTGGAAATGGATGATCCATCAGAAACTCACTATCTTACATTTACACAGACATACGTATTCAGCGCCGTCAGCGCCGCTGGCAAATATTTCGTCACAATGAAGGTACACCCCACCACTTATGTAGAAATATTGCTGTACGCCGATTCTACGCTCAAAGGCTCGGCATTTACAGATCAGGAT